AAAGTTAAGTCAAGACAAAAAGTTTGGGAAACAATATTGGACATTCTTGAACAACATAAGGAGCTAACAACAGTGGAGGAATTTTTAGATTTCTATCTAAAAAAAGAAAAAGGTGAATTAGAAGCAGACATTTGTATTAAAGCCCAATATGGTTCAAAAAGAGAATTCTATGTAATAAATATTGCAGGGAAGATTTATGCACGTGTAATTGAGAAATTTTTTTATCATTTATGTAAATGTTGTACAAGTGAATGTATTTCAATACCAGGTGATAAAAAAATGTTGGAAATGCAACAATTAATTGATAAAGCAACCTATTATTGTACTCAAAACAAATTAAAAATGATATATGTGAATGGGGATTGTACAAAATGGTCTGCTGCAGAAACACTTGGTTCATTCATAACAATGTGTGAGGTTCTAAAAGATTATATTCCTGTAGGGATGTATACATTATTAAAAACAGGTTTTGCTCTGTGGGCAGATAAAAAAATAAATATTCCTATTGAATTATTAGAGAAAGTAATTCCAAAAAATGAATACCTAGCAAATATTTACAATCAAAATAAAATTTCCTTAGAAAAACCACAATTAAGAAGCACACAAAATTTTTTACAAGGAATGTTTAATTATGCTTCCTCTCTGAAAGCCTCTAGCTGTAATTATTATATGGAGAAAATATGGAAATTGCTTCACCCTGAAACAAAATTAAAAGTATTTCACATGGAACATTCAGACGACTATGTACAAATAATTTGCTTTGAATTTCAGGAAGAATTAGAAGATTATCGAGCATTATATAAATTATTTATGAAATTTCATGGATATAATGACAGCACAAGAAAAACAAGTTGTCAATCATTTTTTATGGAATTTGTTTCTTTGTTATCTTTTAATGGACAAATGTTATACCCCAAAATTAAAAAAACAAAAGAGATTAACTTATCATTACCTTGTACATCATACAAAAGTGATGCAGAAGCTGCTTTATCTAGATCTGGTGAATGTTTAAGAATGGGATGTTCTCTTTCCTTTTGTGTAATATTTCAACGATTACATAATTATTGCCTAGCAGAAGCTTATTCTTTATTACCCGGTATGGAGAATTATTTAGAAAGAGATATCAGAAATGAACCAATTGAAATGTTTGGATTACCTGAGCAATTTCCTTTATTTTCATTATATTGTAAAGGAAATATAAA